AGCGCGTACCCTAGAATGTGGATTTATTTAAAGCTACAAAAAACCGTAAAAGAAAGGGGTTGCTCGATTTCTGAAATAGTTTGTGAGGCGTTATTTCAATATTTTAATAAAAAGTAGTATATTTGATTGACATAATTAGTTAAATTTTTTAAAAGAAAGGAGACCAAAGCCGTTGCATTAATTTGTAACGGTTTTTTTGTACCGTACATTTTGTAATTTATAAATTATTAATATAATCTTTGTGCTATGAAAGTTTATAAAGCAAAATTAAAGGCGGGTACTGATGTTAATTGTTTCTCAATAGTATTGGGCGCCGCAGTTGAAACTAAACTTTCAAAGTTTGCTGAGGAAGTTTTAAAACCCGTATTTTTTGCAAACGAAGAAAAACGAATCATTTACTCGGTTGCAATGCGACCAAATAAGCAGATTTTTCGTAAAGATATAAACGGAGAGCCAGCTTATATAACTTTTGATGCAGAAGAAGTTGAAAAGATGCAGCAGTCTTACTTTAAAAGCAATAATAAAGGTTTGGCTAAAATGAGTTTAAATCATTCCGACGAATTAATAACCGACGTTTACCCAATTGAAAGTTGGATTGTTTTAGATCCAGAATTAGACAAAAGCAAAACGCTTTTAATGGAAGATGTGCAGGCGGGCGATTTGATACTTGGTTTCAAAATTGACAACGATGAAGTTTGGGAAAAGTTCATTAAAACAGGCGAAGTAGACGGTATCTCATTAGAGGCTTTTTTAGATTACGAAATAATTAACCCAAAAATAAATATGAATACAGAAGAAAAGAAATCCTTTATAGCAGAAGTAATAGAGGTTGCAAAATCTTTATTTATGATGAATGATAAAGAAATGGAAGACATGGCAGAAGTGCCAGAGGTTGTGGCAACAGACCCACCGGCAGATCCAATGGCTGCACTTCAAACAATGTACGATGCTGCAATGGCAGAGAATGCAGACTTAAAAGAAAAGCTCGCAACTATGCAGGCTAAAGATGTGGAAGACGCTACTACATTGGAAACTATGAAATCAGAAAAGGCAAAAGCAGAAAATGATTTAGCGGTGTTTAAAGCCGAAAAATTAGCAATAATTAATTTGCCAAAACAAAAGGAATTTGGAGAAATGACTTCGTTAGAAAAGTATCGAGAATCAAAAAAAAACCAATAAAAAAATAAAATAAAATGGCAATAACTTATAGCCCAATAGCAATCAGAGGTGAGGCAGTTTCACCAATTATTCAAGAAATCTTTTTCTTAAATAAGACAGTCGAAAAAGGACTTGTAAATTTCGCAGACGACGTAAAAGCTTCAACAATTATTACGGAAACAGCCGTTAACGTTGTTGGTCAAGCTTACACAGGCGAAAGATTAAGCTCGCTAGGTGGTCCCGTATTAAAAGACCGAGTGGCAAATCCAAAGAAAATTGAGTACAAATATACTTTCAAAATGGAAGCTTTAAGACAATCTAGATTTAATCGTGATATGGCACAAGGCGCATTGAATATTGACAGTTCAGAGTTTAACACTCAAGTACTACAATTGACCGCACCAAAGACATCACAGGATGCACAATTAAAGTTTTGGGCTGGATTTTCATCAGCTACTCAAACAGCAGTAGCAGCATTAACAGCTGGAGCGGGTCAAGGTTCTATAACGGCAGCGGCAAAAACAGCAGTAGGTAGTTACACCGCTGATGCAGCAGGAGTTGATGGTGTATTATCGAGAGTTTTATTTGATGAAACAGCATTAGGAGAATATAGAAAAGTAACAGGAACAACAGTAACTTCTGCAAACATAGCAGCTGAATATGCTAAAATATTTGCGGCAGTAAAGCCAGAGAGTTTTGAAGCAGCAGAATTACCAGTAATGTATGCACCATACGCACACAGACAATTAATCTTAATTGCAAACAATGCAGTTGGAGCAGCACAACAAGTCAACTTTTTAGTTACTGGTGCTGGAGCAGCAGAAGTAATTTCATACAACGGAGTTGTGATTGAATTTGTACCAATTCCAACAGGATTTGTTTACGTTCAAAGACCTTCTGTAATTTACTTTTCAACGGATTCGACGGCTGATGTAGCATCTTTTGAAACTGGTAAAGTAGACAATGATAGCGATGTAATGTTTGTTAGAACAATTTACACTTTAGATGCGACAGTAATGGCACAAGCCGACGGAGTTCTTTACGGAGGATAAAAAATAATAAGGGCGTTGAGAATACGCCCTTCTTAAAACTAAAAAAATATGTGTGTTACATTAGGAGGTTCACGTAAATTAGCGTGCATAAGCGGACAAGCTGGAATAGATGCCGTATCAATTGGAGTTTTCAATTCACTTACAAAAGTAGTTACAACAGCTACTGGAGTGCTAGAGATTGCGACATCATTTGCTTCGACAACTTTAGCGAGATTTGAAGTAAAGGCTACTACTGCTAATTACGTAGAAAATGGAATTTCAGGCGGCGATAATCGAAGCAAAGGCGTTACAGGTAATTTGCCAATTATATTAAACGTACCGAAATCTGATGGTGTTAAAACCGTTAGCGATGTTAAGAAGTTATTAGACGGTGAAGTCGTTTTATTTCTTGAGAGAAAAGATGGAACTATAACGGTTGCCGGTTCACAAAATGGAGCAATTGCTATAACTATTGACGATCAAACAGGTGGTACAATTGGAGACTTAAACGGATTTACCGTTACTTTTCAAACGATGGAACCAGATTTTTCAAGAGAATATTTACTTACAGCACCAGCTTTGGTGGAATATGCAGCAGCGTTAAAAGCGGTAGTATAATTCTAAAATACTAAACAAAGAGCCGTGAGAAATTACGGCTTTTTTTATACAAAAAAATAAAATGAAAGTACTTTTTTTAAATACACCGTTAGTTTTTTCATTAATTCCTAGAATTTACCCATTTGAAAGCGATAATTTGGTTTTGACTTTACGAAAAGAAACGAACAATACAATTTTAACACCTGATTTTACTTTTACAGTTGGGCAAAAATTACAAATTACAATCACCACGCAACCGCTTCTATTTAAAGTTTTAGATAAATTTGAGTTTGAATTAAAAAAGGGAAACGATATTATTTATTTGGGAAAAATACAGATTTTAAAAGAGGGAACGAACATTCAAAATTTTAATTATGCCGAACAAAACGAACGATTTACCTACAAATAAAGGGCTGCAAACTTTCACTTTTGAAAGTAAAGTTGAAAAATTTAGCGTTTACCAACCGATTGACATAAAGCCAAGAGTAGGTATTGACTATATTTTAAATAGCAAAAACAATACAAACAACGCAAATTATATAACTTATAAAGATGCGTATGAAGATAGTCCGACAAACAGTTCAATATTAAACGATATTCGTACTTATATGTACGGTGAAGGATTAATTGACGAGGGCGTTGGAAAAGTTAACTTAAGACAATATATGTCGCCAGAGGACGTGTTATTGACTTGCAAAGATGACGGAATTTATGGCGGTTTTGCCGTGCAAGTTATTTGGAACGAGCAAACAAAAATACCGCTAAAAATAAAGTATATTCCAATTTATAAGTTAGGAATAAGATACAATCAACTCTCTTTAGAAGTTGAGGGATATTGGTTTTCTTACGATTGGGATAATAAACAAAGATACAGGCCCGAATTTTATCCAAGATTCACGGGTCAATATATAGAAGGGCAAAACTTAGAAATTCTTTTGGTTCGACAACCAACATCCGAGCCGTTTTTTGCCGTGCCTGATTATTTTAGTTGTATTCCTTTTGCAAAGTTTGAGGGTGGAGTTGGAAACTATGCTGCTAATTACATTGAAAATTCCGCTCACGATGTATTAATCGTGAATTATAACCAAGGTAGACAAGCTACACCAGAATTAGCAAGATCCGAAGCCGAAAAGGTCCGGGATAGAGTTTCAGGAACAAAGAACACAGCAAAAGTAATTGTTTCTTTTAACGATAGCATTGAAGAATCTGTAACATTTGACAAAATACCACCTAGCAATTTAAGTGAAAACATTACATTCTTTACTGAAGAAGCCGAACGCAAAATTAAAGTTGCACACGGAATGCCTAACATATTATTTAGTGGCAACAATCAAGGTGGGGGATTTTCAAATAATGCAGACGAGTACTCAATGGCATTGAAAATATTTTATCGTAAAAAGATTAATCCACGACGTCAAAATTGGGTAGATGGAATTAAACAAGTTACGGATTTAATTGATGGTGAAATTATGCCTTGGTTTAAGGATTTTGAAGAAGAAACGCAACTAGATAAAACAGAATCAGTTGCAACTGCAACAAATGTGGCAAGAGTTGACAGCGTAGTGATTGACGGGGATACTATTGCACTAGATGAAAAGACTTTGGATGCGCAGGCTAGCCTTAAAGGGTCGGTTGGTGGAGTGCAAGCCTTACTTGAAATACAAAGTTCGTACAGTGCAGGTACAACAACGTATGAAAGTGCCATTGCAATGTTAGATTTAATTTTTGGATATGATAAACCGACGGCTGTTCGTCTATTAGGACAGCCTAAAATAGACACAACGATATGAAAATATGGCTTACAGAAAACGACATCCCAGCACTAACAAGCTTTGCGGGAAATATTGACACCGATGCATTAAAACCATTCATAGTAATCGCTCAAACAAACGATATTTTACCAATTTTAGGCGTAGATTTGTATAATAAAATAAATATAGACATTGAAAATAATACTTTGTCGGGTATATATTTGGAATTTTACGATAAATATATAATATTTATGCTTGCTTATTTTAGCTGTAGTCATTATATCGCAATTAATACAAGTCAGATAAGCCAAAACGGAATTATAAAGCCCGATCAAAGGACAGATTTAAGCGAAATTAATCGACTATCGGCACTTTACAATCAATTGGGAAACAATGTTTTTATACAATTTAAGGAATTTATTAAATTAAATCCAGTTCTTGAGTACAAAATTGAACAAGTGACAAGAGAAACTAATATAATTCAATTTTATTAAATTATGGCACAAGAAGACTTTAACGTATCGTTCCCTAACGATGGATTAGGCGACAAATTAAGAGCGGCCTTTATAAAAGTACAAGCTAATTTTACCGATTTGTTTACCAATAAAGTAGACAAAGAAATTGGAAAAGGATTAAGCGCTGAAAATTATACTACAACTGAAAAAAATAAGCTTGCTAATATTCAGGAGTTTGCACAAGTAAACGTGCAAAGTGATATGGCTCAAAACGATGAAACAGCAGATGATTTTATAAAGAATAAACTATCGATTTTTGGACTAGCTACAACTCAAATTATAAACGTTGGTAGTATTGGAAGTGCGGAAATTCAAGATGTAGTTAATTTAGATAATGGATACGTTATTCAAGGTCAAGAGCTTGGTATTAGATTAGTTACTTCCAACGATAATGGTGTCGCTAAAAACTATTTATTTCTTGCCCCTGGCGGCACTTACGGCATAGATCTACTTCAAACAGTAGCGGCAGACTTTCAGATTTTTGGAAACGCAAACGGTGGAGTTGTCATAAACGACAATACGCCATCACTTACAGAGGTTTATAGTTCTGCAAAAGTTGAAGATGAATTAAATTCAAAAGCTGATAAAGCAACAGGATTGAGCCAAGGAGGCTTATTAACGATAAATACCGATGCTGCAAAGTTTGATCTTTCCGCAGGATTTGGATACGTTGTCAACGGACATTCTGATCCTGACAATACTACATATACAAAAGTTACTTGGACAGCTAAGATAGCTAATGAAATACCTAACCTCGCAACTCAAAAACAAACTTATGTATCTTTAGATATTAATGGAGATTTGTTTTTTACAAACGTACCACTAACAGCAACACAAAGGCGTAATTTTATAAGAATTGGAGTTTTAATTCACTTAAACAATTCCGCAGTAACTTACATTGACAACCAACCAACTATCAATATTGAAATGGGTGGTCAGGTTCAAGATATTTTGGAAGCTTTAGGGTTTAGATCTTTAAGCGGTAACCGTATTTTTCCCGTTTCTACAAATTTAAAAATAAAAAAAGAATTAGGACGAGTTTTTAAACCTGGAGCCAATTTTAATAATCTAACAACTCAGCCACATTCGTTTACTTTGGCAGCTCAAGAGAATATAACTTTTAGATATAGAACTCAAACTGGATCAGAGGGGGCAGATCTAACAGATATAACGCCCGCAATTTATGATTTAAACGGGACAATTACACCCGTAGCGGCCACGGCAACTTTAGCCACTATTCAAAGAGTTTACATTTTTCAGGATGGGGCAATTCGTATACAACCTGGACAAAGAGTGTTTACATCTTTAAATTCCGCAATTACGGCCTTAAACTCAGATGTTTTTATCACTGATTTGGATATTGCTGAAAACGGTTTATATCTCGGGGCGATTGTGTTAACAAGAAATACAATAGATTTAAGCAACATTTCACAAGCTATTTTCGCGCCTTCTATTGGCACAACTGCTAACGGGTCAGTTGCATCACCAGCTTTAGGATATGCCGCGGAAGACGTGACAAACAAACAAAACAGTTTAGCAGTTGACGGAACGGCCGCAAAATACCCAACAGTCGATGCAGTTAATGCGGGATTAATCTTAAAACAAAACATACCTCGTTTAGTAAACGCAAACACAACCGCTTTAAACAACGAAATTTTTCACGTAACAGCCGATGCAACTATTGCAGATATAGTTGGCGCAGTTGCAGGAAACGTTTATAAAGTAGTTGTTATTAACGGGCTTGCTACAATTGGCGGTCAAATTTATGGTAAAGGCGAAACAATAAAAAGATACTTTGACGGTACAATTTACATTACAACGCTACCAAACGGTCAAAAATACATTGACGTTACTGCAAACGCAACGGTTACGAATGATTGGTATTTAGCAATAGTTAGAATAAAAGCAACTTCTACAATTACAATTCCTTCAGGATTAAACAGACGTATAGCATTTACTTGCTTTGCTTATCCTACGATAACTGCTACTTTTGTAGCAGGCGCAGGAGAAACGGTTACGAGCGCAAAAGGTTTAGTTTTGAAAAATGGAACGACAAACAGTGTATTTTCAGATGGATTAAATGCGGTAATAATAATCGGTGAAATGACAATATTATGATAGTAGCTAACATTATGACATTTGGCAGACAGTATTTAAAACCTAATACTTTTATTGGGGGAGTTGGCGCTCAGGTTACTAGCGAGGCTATTTTAGCGCTAGTATTGTCTCCTGAATTAGTGGCGTCAGATATTAAGATTTTTAAAATAACAGGATTAAACATTAGTTGCTACATTGAAAAAAGATATAATTTAATTCTCGATACATTCAATGTATTAAGTAGTGGTAACACTGGAAACTGGTTTACAAATTTTGGAAACAGCAGAACGCTGACTTATTTTTTAGATTTGGAAGGCAAAGTAATATCAGGAGGCGACCAAAACTTTCTTTTTCAACAAAACTGTAATTTTATTTTTTTGCCTCGAGTATCTTCATTAAATGCTAGTCAAATGTTTAGAGGTATTGGTGGTTCGTGTGTTTACTTAAATGGAGATTATCCTTTTATTGGGGGGACTTCGTCTAGTGTCTCTGGAACTTATTTTAACCAGTATTTTTCAAACCCAAATAAAGTTTACGCTACAAGGTTGATGCAAACAAATAATTCAGGAGGAGTTGATGCAACAATAGCGGCGTATCTTTCAACTCAGGCTGGAGCGAGCATTCAGTACTTAGATTCTTTAGATGAAATACCTGCTGACGTACAAACAAGAATTAATAACATAATATAGCGATAATGGCAAAAATTAGAACAAAAACAAAAATCAATTGGGGTGGTTTTAATCCTGAAATTCAAAATACAATTATCAGTACGGCTACTGAATTGGTAAAAAACGAAAGAGGATGCACTTTTCAAATAAGTGATGTAGCAATGTTGGAGCATAGTGTTTTAGATGAAAATGGTAAAGTTACTTCAACTTACGAGACCGAGTTTCAAGAGTTAAGAAACAAGCAAATAAACATTAATCCCGAAGAGTACGAACAACTATTCCAAGCAAGCAATTTGTACATGGATGAACATTATCCAATCTTAAACACAATCGAAAGAGAAGTTAAAAGATTGGATGTGGCGTTTTATTTGCACTTTACCTCTGACTTTTTACCAGGTGGAAAGTTGGGATATGGCACTGAAAGTAGCGATTGGCAAATTGTACAATAATGTAAAACTTCTTTGAAATGATAGATAAATTACTAGACAGCTCGGGCGTAATTGCCACTATTTTAACTGGAATAATTGCTTTTTTTGGCGGTAAAAAGATGCGAAGCATTGACGAGAAAAAAGCTAACAGCGACGCGTTAGAGGGTATTCAGCGGGTGTATGAAAAATTTGCCGAACAAACAGAAAATAAATTTGACCAAATGAATAGCGAGCTAGGAGAGGTTAAGATTTTGCTAAAAAAATACATTGACCAATGCAGTAAATGCGAAAATAATAAGATAAAATGAAAGTAGCAGTAGTAGTTGGGCATGATAGGGTAGAACAAGGCGCGTATTCAAATTTGCTAAAACAAAGTGAGTTTGCGTATAATTCAGAAGTTGCTAAACTTACGGGGTGGGATACCTATTTCAGAGATACAAAGGGCGGTTATTCTACTAAGATAGCGGAACTTTCTAAGCGAATAAACGCTAAACAATATGATTTAGTTATAGAGCTTCATTTTAATTCATTTAACGCTATTGCTAACGGTTGCGAGGCGTTGTACTTTCAAGGCAGCGTAAAAGGGCAACGTTTTGCAGAAATGTTTACAGCAAGAATAGTTCAAGAATATGGCACAATTCCGCGTGGTGCAAAATCTAAGATTGTAACTGATAGAGGAGGTTTATTTTTAAAATCAATTAACGCTCCTTGTATAATTTTAGAGCCGTTTTTTGGCGATAATAAAGAAGCATTGCTTTTTAAATGCCATTCTAAATATGCTGAAATAATTAAAGACATTTACAGATGAAACAAATAAACTTAAATTTTAAAATCCCAAACTGGATTAAATGGAGTGGCTGGGTAGTTGCGGTTGCAATTATTTTATTTTTCAAAGCTTGCAATCCTGAACCTAAATTTGTAACTGTAAAAACGCCCGAAATAAAAGGACAATTTATCGGGCAAAAGCCTGATGCGGAAATTATTCACGATACCGTTTATTTAAAAGTAAATACAGTTGTAAAAGTAAATCCATTAAGCGCTGAACTCAAATACGAAAACAATATTTTAATAGAACAGTTTTTAATTGTTGATTCCATAAACAAAGTTTTGCTTTACGAAAAAGCAATAGCAATAAGTAAATTTTCAACTAAGTTTGACGATGAATTTTTAGAGTTAAATATTGAAGGAATAGTTCGTGGCGAGGTTCAAGAAATTACCCCAAATTATAAAATAAAATCACAAAAATTAGAAGTTCCGATAAAAATTAAACAACCTTATTTTAGTTTGCGAGCTGGTGCTGAAATTGGAAATAATAAAAATTTTGATGGTTTTGTTTACAAAGGAAATATTTTTATCAACAACTTTTCTTTTGCAATTGATAATCAAAAAAATTATTTTATTGGTTACTCAATTCCTGTTTTGACTTTAAAAAAATAAAACCACCCTAATTTAGTGGTTATTTTGGGCTTATAGTTCATAAAAACGCAAGTTTATCCTTATATCTACTAGTTATAAGCTCTTAACAACAGAAAGAAATAACGAGCTTGTTCTTCGATTAAAATTTCTACTTAATAAATCCGCCAGCTTCTAACGCTTGCTAACCAAAATTTTTGTGAAAAACAAAAACTATCGGTTAGCTAAATGTTGTGCGAGATGCTACTAAACCGCTTAAAAAGGACTATCTATTTCAGTCCAATAAACAACGTTTCTAATTTCATAATCATTCGAGTCGTAAAAATCACAGAAATCGCTTCCATCCAAAAAACCTTCATACATTTCTGCGATATGCATTTTACCACCTCGTGTTGCAACTAATATTTTGTCGCTTTTTAATCCGTCCCAACATCCTGATTCTGTTGCAATCGGTTTCTTTTTTTCTAGTTTATACCAAAGCATAATTTTATATTTTAATTGTTAATATTTATAAGCACCATCGCACAGCATCGGTTTGGCAAAAAAGCGGGTTTAGTTTATAATTAAAGTTTTGTTTTTTATTCATAGTTTCTTTTTCTTTATTAATTTAAAGTTAAAGTTACTTTTACGTTTTTGTAATAAAAATTCAATTCAGATACACCAACTATTTGGGCGTACTCAATTAGAGATTCAAAAGTCATATTACCGCCATTTTTTTTTTGACGGCTAATATGTTGTGGGTGCCGACCCACTTTTTCAGCAAATTCTTTTTGATTTAAACCAGAAGTTTCAATCAATAATTTTATTAAATTCATAATTTTTTTTTATTTGTTAAAAACGCATAAACCTGCGTATATCTACTAGTTAGCACCAATAAAAACTAACGGGAACGTTCCTTGAAAAATTCATCTATTGATGTTTCATTTCCATCTATGTAACTATCTTTTGGAGTTACCATAAACTTTTCTATTTCTTTCGTTATTTGCCCTTCTGTTTTAGGATTTAAACCTTCTTTTTGTAGGTATTCTTTAAATTCTGACTTACAATAATTGCAGATATAACCTGCTGAATTAACATAAGTGTCACACATTATGCTATTACAATCTTTTCTTAAACAACTCATTACTCCCATAATTCCTAAAATTTACTGGTGCTAACAGCGTATATACAAGATACGCCTACAAGCATTTATTTATAATTTAAAGTTAATCGTTTGGCGTACCTCGTATATACGCAATCCGTTGAGCACCTACTTAACTACTTTATTATTAATTAGTTAGTGGCTTAAAATCAATGACAGGTACTTGTTTGAGCACCGCACTATTCTTATACTTAAAGTTATGAGCAACCTCCTAATATAGTGGCAATATTGGTTCTAAAATTATTTTGTAATAGTTTGTATTAATAGTTTTAATAAATTAATTTTTTATTCCGGTTTAATTATCCAATCTTTAAGCTCTATTTGCTCGCACTCTTTTAGTAAACAAAACAATTTTGTTTCGTTTTTTAATTTTATTTCAAAAGAAGTAATATTTTTCAAGCATAGTCGTTTAATCACAAACTCATCTCCTTTTTTGATTGTTCCGTTGCCATCACAAGGGGCAATTACCGTCATTCCGTCTTTTAATTCCATAATTACTATATTTTAAGTTTCAACAAAGTTACAACCGAATTCAATATTAAAATGTTAAAGTATGTTAAAAAATACCTTGAAAGGTTATTTAGTTGTATTTTTGCTAAAACAAATAAATATTAATATTATGGAATCAGAACATTTAGACTTTTTAAGTCCAGCAAACGAAACGCCGAGAGAAAGAAACTTTGAAGACGTGTTCGCAGAATTAAACAGAGAAGATGCCCTTATAATAGAGGAGCATATCAACAACATTCCTAGAGTAAATTTTAACTTTGAAAACTGCTTAAAATTTATGCACAAGTATTTAGTTGATGCTGTTGTTAATGGAAATTATGTAATCCTAGAGCACTGTGCGCACACTTGTGTTATTGAAGTTAGCGACTTGGCTTATGGGCTTTGGATTGCAAACGGGGCAGAATATTTTAAATTTTACAATAGCGGGTCGTGGGGCGGAACTAATAATATTGAAAGTAAATTTATTTTTACCCGTAGCCAAAAAGAAAAGGCACATAAAATGTTAATGAATAAAATATCAGAAATGCCATTGACCGCAAAAGACATTTTGCAACAAGAAATTGATTTATTAAACGCTAAAATGAACGCTTTATGAAGATAGAATTAGTAAATGGTAGATGGCTTGTGAATGGCAAGCCATACGCTGAATTAAGCCCGAACGAAATAAAGATTTTAGATAACTTTTTTGAAAATTATAAAAACAAATAATTATGAGCAAATTACAATTCTTTGAAATGCGAGCCGAAGAGATGGCTACATTGTATGATAGCACTTTTACCAAAAAAGAAGCTATTAAAACAGGCGAAAATTTAGTACAAAACGTATTAGATAACGGACAAGTTGGAGTTTTAGAATTAACATGTAGTTTAGTGAGACTGCAAGAAGTAGTAAGTAGTGCGGTTTCTAAATTGCGAAATCATTTGCCAACTGAAAAAACCGAATTAATGGGCGCTACTTTTACGCCAACAAATGGTGGTAACACGGTAAATTATTCAGATGATGAAATTTACCGAACAATTAAATCAGACTTAGACGCACGCACCGAGCAACTAAAATTAGCACAAAAGCAAGATGTTTTTGATGCATACGGTAATCAGGTACCAAAAGTTTCTACAACTCCACGAAAAGATTCAATAACCATTAAATTTTAGTTATGGAAAAAGATAAAAATTTATACCAGAAATTGCACTACATCCAAACCAAAATTAACGGACTTGGAAAAGACAAGGCAAGTAATAATTACAGATATGTTACGGGAGACAAGGTTTTAGGAGAAATAAAGCCTTTAATGAACGAATTGGGATTAATACTGAAACAAGAAGTTTTAAGCATTGAAAATGAACGTATGGATTATAAAACGGGTATAGGAACGCAATACGAAAAAGCAAAATCTGAAATACTTTCAAAAGTAATGATGCGGTTTACTTGGATTGATGTCATTAGCGGACAAAAAGACGAAAATAGTTTTGGCGCAAACGGTCAAAACGATTGGGAAAAAGGACTTGGAAGCGCGTTAACTTATGCAGAAAGATACTTTTTATTAAAGTTTTTCCACATCGCTACTGATGAAGACGACATTGATAATTCCGAAAGAAAACCGATTGAAAAAGAGGTTGCAAAAGTTATTGAATTAACGCCAGATCAATTGCAAAATGATAAAAATTTAGCAAATGCAACAACAGTAACATTGTTGCGCGATGTTTTTCTGGCCTTATCGGAATCTGAAAGAGCAAGAACGGATGGAGAAACAGCAAAATTAAAAGATAAATTAATCAATAAATAAATTAAAATCATGAGTGAAGTAATTGGTAAAATCCATTTAATTGGAAAAACAGAAGTAGTAGGAAGTGCGGGAACTTTCAAAAAAAGAACAGTAGTTGTTGTTACGGACGAGCAATATAGCCAGTCAATCCCAATTGATTTTGTGCAAGACAAATGTGATTTGCTAAACAGCTATTCAATTGGTCAAGAAGTAAAAATATCTATTAATATTCGTGGAAATGAGTACAACGGTAAATTTTATGTAAGTTTAAACGGTTGGAGAATTGAAAATACAAACGCAACATCGTCAAACCACCCGACAAACAATGCGCCAGCAAGTCAAGCTAAACCGCAAACTTTTGCAGAGGAAAACGAGCCAGACGATTTGCCATTCTAAAAAAAACACCCGCTATTTATTTAGCGGGTTAATTTAAAAAACTATGTACACTATATCAGAAGTTGCAAAAATGCTTAAAATGACAGATAAAGGCATCAGAATAAGATGCTCAAGGCTTGAAATTAAAAGCAAAATAAGACCTTTAATTATTTCAGAAAAAAATTTTATCAGAATAAAAAACTACAAATTTTTACAAGTATTTAGAAGTAGTTTCTACTTTTCAAAAGACGGTAAATATTTAATAATTAATTCACGTTTAAATAAATAGACATTATGAACACAATAAACAACACACAAGTAGATTGCACTAATCTTACAATTCAAGAAATTCAAGAACTAGCAACAGGATTGCCGGTTTGGAAAAACGAAAGATCATTAATTAGAAGTAATATGGAATGTTACTTTACAAAGTTTGAAAGTGATAACGAGTTTTATGTAAGAAAGTTTTCAAGCGTAAAAACAACCGTTTCTTTTGATGACTTTTTGAAATTAAAAACCTGATGAATGCAAAGAAAAAACACCAACTGATGCATCAGCTAGTTTGCATTAAAATGATTGAACTAGAAATTTACGATCAGCTAAAAACAACTTCTGAAACAATGAAACAGCAGATAAAGTTTTGCGAAGAGTTTATCGACAGCATAGCCGATACTTTAATAGTTCAAAAAACAAGGTATTTTAACGATATGGTCAAAAAGATTGTAACAATTATTAGAAAAGATTTTAACGATACAATGTAATAATTCACTATCTTTGTTTTTTCATAGTTTAATTTTTTTGTTTTTAAAGTTAGGAAGCCAGTCGAAAGATTGGCTTTTTTTTTATCTTTGGCACAATAGAAATGTAAAAGCGTTTTCAAGGAAAGTTGAACGGCATAAATCTATTGTTTAAAACCACCGTTGATCTGGTGGTTTTTTTATTTTAAAACTTTAACACTGCATTAACATTTTGGAACACTTTTGTGCCTTATATTTGTACCAGAGTTAAGGAAGTGATTTAAACGGCAAACTCAAAAAACTAGAAATTATGGAAGCATCTTACGGATTTACAATTACAAGAACAACGCACACAGGTTTAATGGAATTTTTAACTGAAAAAGGATTTAGAAGCGAGAGAGCAATTTTAGAAAATGGATTAGAAAAATCAACTTTTGACAAAGTAGTCGGTTCTAAATTAGTTAGGGAATTGAAAGCTGATTGCAGGATTGCGTCTATGAAAAAATCAATAACGTTAAACTACTAAAATGACCCCAAACGATAAAATAAAATCCCTGACCGCTACATTAGGAATGTCAGGTAAACGTGCTGCAGAAGTCATTGGAATGCCTTATGGATCATATCGTAAAAGAAAATGCAAAACACGAAAAGAAGTGTTTAGCGAAGAGAATTATTTAATATTATTAAAATTTACGAAATCATGGAAAAATTAGAATTAAAAAATTTAGCGGGATATTTACCTTATCAGTTACGGTTTAAATTATTGGATTATAAATGTGATTATGTTGGAGAAGAGTATGGTATTTGCAACGGATATTATATGATTGGAGACGGGATTTATTACACGTTTAAAGACAGAAATACAGCGGGCAAAAGCTTTAATAACTGTAAGCCGATTTTGAGACCTTTATCTGACATTACAAAACCAATTACAATTAACGGAATTACGTTTGTTCCTAATGCGTGGATTTACCACAATATTAAAACAGATGTTGAAATTTATAAATTTTTAAATGGCAAAATATCATTAGATATTGAAACGGAAAATTACAATCAAACAATTGATTTAATGAGTGGATATTTAATAATTCAAAAGTTAAATGAATGGCATTTTGATTGGCAAGGACTTATTGATAAAGGATTAGCGATTGACATTAACACATTGAAATAATGAACACAACCAAATTAGCAGTAGAAATATACAATTCTCACTACGCATCTATAATGGAATATGGAGAGGATTTTGGACAAGAAATATTAATTTCTGTTTTAGCAATTAAAGCAAGTGTAATTACGGTTGATCAAAAAATCGAAACAGCAAAAGAAGTCAGTGGATATGTAGAATCAAAAATCTACATTAATTTAATGGAGGAAGTAAAACAAAAAATATTAGAATTATGAGAACGATAAAATTTAAAGGATTACGGATTAACGGTAAAGGGTGAGTGTATGGATATTTAGTCAAAACTTAAAACGGACAATGTTATATTTTTAACTATCATTTTATTCCAGCGCTGACTTTACCTAGTGAAAAGTTTATTGAAGTAATTTCCGAATCAGTCGGTCAATTCACTGGCAAACTACTAACAAGCGATGAAGTGGAAATTTACGAAGGAGACTTAATAAAAACGTGGATCGGCGTTATTCCTAAAGTGGTAAATTGGAATGAAAAAGAGTGTAGCTGGTACTTTAGAATTAAACCACTCGCAAATTTGCAATTTTTAGACAAAATTATCGAAAATATTCACGATAAGTAAAAAGTATTTCTTATATTTGCAGTTGAATACTTGGTAGAGCACTTATTCAATTTAAGAAATTTTTAAAAAGCCTTACAGTGCGGAACTCTACTTCCAATCTGTAGGGCATTTTTTATAAAATAAAGTTATGGCAAAAGATAAAAAATCATTTATTTTATATGCTGACCAGCTAGAGCACTTTGAGGATTTAACAGATGAAGAAGCAGGACAACTAATTAAACACGTTTTTCGTTACGTTAACGATAAAAATCCAGAGGCACCAAATAGAATTATACAAGTAGCTTTTAATCCTGTAAAACAGCAATTAAAACGCGATTTAAAAACCTATGAATGCACTAAAGATGAGCGAAGTAAATCTGGGATTTTAGGTAATTTAAAAAAGTATAATTTAGATTTATTTGATAAAGTGATTGCAGAAAAATTAACTTTAGATGAAGCGCAAAGCATCGCAAAAACTCGCAAAGCATCGCAAAGCGAGAAAGTTGTCGCAAATCTCGCTGTAAATGATAATGTAAATGATAATGTAAATGTAATATCATTAAACCGTTCTGATGATTTTGCTTTGCAATGTTTACAAGACCAAATTTGGAAAGAAGCAATATTTATGCAAAAAGTATTAAACCCCTTAAACATAGAATTTGCATTAAAAGATTATAACATACATTTAACCCAGCAAGGCGAAAATAAAAACTCCTTAAAAGACTATAAAAGCCATTTCGTAAATTGGGTAAAGAAAAAAAAGGAACTAAAAGCAAAAGACGTTCAATATCAAAATAAAGACAGGTTATGATAAATACAAATCGGGAATCAAAAATTACAAACTTACTTTTAGCTTCGTTGGTTTTAACAGATAATGAATCGTTTGATTTGAAAAACACAATCAAAGATATTTATCAGGAATTTGCAGAAATTAAATTTAAAATTATAAAGCAAGGTATTTTAAACGGGATTAAACATGATTTTAATAAATCAGATAAATTTTGCACCCAGCTTATTTGCATTTGGATAAGAAATCAAATTAAAATAATTGAAAATAAAAAACCAAAATTATGAGTTGGCAAGAACAAACCGCATTAAGACGTATATTTAACGTTTTCAAACGCAACCGAACAAATGTATATCCAGAAGATATAAACGCCTTAAAAACGCTTAATGAAAGTCTAGAGGCATATCAGAAACAATTTGTAAATGACAATAAGCTATTCGCCAAACTACTATCTTTACAAATTACTCAAAATGTAAGATATTACGGAAGCATCGAAACGGCTCTAGTAGCTTTAAAAGACGACCTTAAAAACCCGCTAGAGTATAACATTACATTTTTGCAACAAGAGTTAAACCAACGTACCGTAAATGATTTTATAAACCAAAATAAAAGCATTACACGAGAGAACGAAAAGGAACTTCAAGAAAAAATTTTAGAAAGTTGGAGTTTGGAAAATGTTGAAAAATCTTTCTACAATACTGCCAACGAAATAATTAAAAATATAGACTTTTACAAGTAAAATTATGGAAAAGCTAAACTTTGACGAACTAGACAAAACAATAAATACCCAGCCGTTAATTAATTTTGCTGATATTTACAAAGAAGCATTAATTGACCCAAGCGAAGAAATTAAACAACAGCCGATTGCCATTAGCATAGGAGAAAGTCAATACAAGGGAAATTACTACCCGATACCATTTGGAAGTTATGGAGACTTTTCCTGCATAGTTGGAGCTTCAAAATCCCGTAAAACGTTTTTTAAATCAATGATTGAAGCGGGTTATATTGGTGGGACTGCATCGGTATTTAATCCTGGAATAAAAGGACATGAAACTAAAGATAAATTTGTAATTTCGTTCGATACTGAACAAAGCAATTTTCACACACAAAGAGTACAAAGGAGGGTTTTAGAATTAATTGGCGGAAACTATGAACTTTACAAAACTTTTTGTTTAAGGAAATATTCTCCAAAGGAAAGATTTGATTTTATTGATTGGATTGTTTTTGAGAGTGATTTTAAAGATAAAATTGGATTAATGTCAATTGATGGATTTGTTGATCTAGTGACTGATTTTAATAGTTTAGAGCAAGCGACGGGACTAACTCAAAAGTTACTAGAATGGACTTCAAAAGGTAACTTGCATTGTACTGGAATACTTCACAAGAATTTCGGCACATCAAAACCAGTTGGCCACATTGGTTCATCGATATTAAAAAAAGCAGAAACGGTTGTTTTTGTTGAAAAAGACGAAAATAATACAATTGTAAAATGTGAATATTCAAGAAATCAACCTTTTGAACCAATTACTTTTTATGTTGACGATAACGATTGGTTGCCGAAAAGCACAAAGGATTGGATGTAAAATAAAAACAACTTAAATTTATAATTATCAAAAAACAACATTTATTTCAGGGAATTGCATATCCAAAGACGAATTTGCAAGAAGTTTTACTAACTTTGATTCTGCAAGGCAATGTTACTTTATTTCACTTTCCCGTAATGGCAGGGTTCAGAACTAGAGTATCTAATTTGGTTTTAAAGTATGGTTTACATTTAGAAACCACAAAGGCTAAACGATGTAATAAGTTTGGCAACAGCTATACTTACCATATTCACAAGCTGCCAGCAGATCAAAAAGACAAAGCAATTGCAATTTACAATAAAATGGTAAAGAGATGAAAGTATTAAACTTATACGCTTGTTTGGGAGGTAATCGTTTACTTTGGGACAATTGCCAGGTAACAGCGGTTGAACTTGACCCAGAATTAGCAAGGCTTTATCAAGAGCGTTTCCCTAATGATATTGTAATCGTTACAGATGCACATCAATATCTCCTGGACCACTACAAAAAATTTGATTTTATTTGGAGTTCGCCGCCTTGTCCTAGTCATTCTAGGATAAGATACGGACAAGCAAATAGCGAAAGAGAAAATTATAAAGCAATATATCCAGAAATGACATTGTATCAAGAAATAATATTTTTGGATAATTATTTTAAGGGGAAATATGTGGTTGAAAATGTTATTCCTTTTTACGAACCGTTAATAGCTGCACAAAAAAGAGGTAGGCATTTATATTGGACAAATTTTATATTACCAAACAATTTAAACGGAAGGCCTCAGCCAAAAGGATTTATAGAAAGTGGCAGTAAACCAAACGAATTATTTCATAAAATAGACTTATCTAATTACAAAGGGAAACAGCGAAAAGATAAAATAGCTTGTAATTTAGTTGATTATGAAGTAGGCAAAACAATTTTTGATACGGCACGTGGAATAATGCAAGAAAACAAAACTAATCAAATGCAAATGTTTTAAGATGAATGAAATAGAAAAACTAAACAGATATGTAAATCAGTATTACAACTGCAATTTACAGGACGGTGCTGAATTATCAATGTTAATTCAGAAGATAACAGGGTTGCTTTATTATTTGGAATCAATACGATCTGATGTTCACAATCATTATGAAGTTATGGTATTTGATTTAGTAAAGCAAAAATTTACTGTTTCTAGGGCCGTAAACGAAGCTAATGTATGTTTCCCGCAAATGTATCAATTGAGACGTGTTATGGATTCGGGTTATAAAATATGCGATGCGATTCGAACAAATATAAGTTTTCTTAAAAGTGAAATGTCCCACAGTAAACAACAAGGATAATGAGATGTAAAAATTGCAAAGAAAAATTTATTGCTAAAAAATTCCTTCAAAAATATTGCATGGAAAAAGACGAATGTATAAAAGCATTTTTATCTGCAATAAAAGCGACAAAATGGAAAGCCGATAAAGCCGCTTTGAAGGACAAACTAAAAACTTTAGGACAATACGAAGCCGATGCAAAGATTGCGTTCCAAAGGTGGATTCGATTAAGGGATTTAGGTAAGCCCTGCATAAGTTGCTCAAAAGTTACAGATGAAATGGATGCGGGTCACTTTAAAAAGGCAGAGATTTACTCAGGTGTAATATTTAACGAAAACAATTGTCACAGTCAATGCCGAAAGTGTAACCGATTTCAAAACGGCAACGAGTTAAACTATCGACTAGGTTTAATTGAGCGGTACGGATTAGATTTTGCAAACGATATTGAGCAACTTGCAAACGATACCAGACAGTTTAAATTTACCAAAGAGCAACTAATTGCAAAAAAAATTCAGTACGATTTAAAATATAAAGAGGACAGCAAAAAATGAAACATAAAAAGCCAACTATTGCGAAACTTGAAAAAGAAAAGCAATCTGCAACTTCCGCACGTCGTAAAGAAATACAGGCTTACTTGGATTGGATTTATTGGGGCATAAAACTTTAACAAACTTTAACACTTGAAAAGTATTGAAAATGTAAATACATATTGTATCTTTGTACAAGCAATAACGCTAAAACAAAAAATATAGGAATTATGTTAGGAAATTACAACACGGTTGCAGACGCTAAAAAAAAATTAATGGCTTACGGTTTTGAAATCAGCGCAAATGTTTATGGCGAAATTGAGTACTTAAACACGCATAATGTAAAAGTTACTATGCGAAAATATAGTGACGGTTCTTGTAAGATTTTTTAAAATGAGCAAGCAACCAACAGAAAAGCATTTAGCAACATTTCGACTTTCGAAAGAATGTAGGGAGAAGTTAAAGCAATTAGCCGAACAACAAAAAATATCTCAAGCAAGTATAATAGAGAAATTAGTAAAAAAAGAAAATTTATGAAAATATCAGAATTACCACCAATCCAAAAGCGTAAAGCATTAGAGTATCAAAAAAATGCTGATAAATGGTGGGATAAAAAAACAGATGATTTAAGCCATGCATTTAATTGGGAAAATACACAAGAAGACTTTAATTATTGGGAAAAATTAGATGACAATACAAGTGAAATTTCTCAAATAAAAGAAGAAGAAAAACGGCACGAAAAGATAGCTGCAATTTGTATAGTTATAATCGTTATATTTGCAATATCAGGATATTTAATTTTTTTAAACTAAAATAATAATGAAAAAACTATTATTATTTTGTGCAATTGCTTTGAGTAGTTGCACAAAAGATGAGCCACAGACCAAATGCGATTGCAAAGCGGTTACAACAATTAACGATGTACCTAACGGAGAAACATATACTTATAGCAATGATTGTAGCGACGACGGCAAATTGTTATTTGAGTTTTACGAACCCGGATATGTAAGTAGAAGAATTGTAAAATGTGATTAATTATGAAGAATAAATTTACAAAAGAGCAAAAAAAAGTTATTAAAGATTTAAAAAAAATAAACAAAAAAATAAATGATTTAGTTTTGAAAATTGAATGTTTTGATTTAGAAAAAAACGCAACATTAAACCAAAAGCTAATGATTTTACAGCTTGTAAGTATGAGAACTTACAGGCTTAATTTATGGCAAAGAATGAGTAATTTTTAACTAAACTAAAGTAGATTAGACTAGTATGGCAGCACCTAAAGGACAAGAGAAGAAAGGCGGAAGAACAAAAGGCACGCCAAACAAAGAAAACAAATCTATTCGGGATGCGTTTCAATTGCTTGTGGAAAATAATATTGAAAAGCTACAATCTGATTTTGATGCTTTAAAGGAAGTTGAACGAATTAAATACACAATTGAACTTGCTAAATTTTGCCTACCAACTTTAAAGGCAATTGAAATGCAAGGCGAGATTAAAACCACAATAAGACAACCGATTGTCTTTGTTAAAAAATGATCACTTTTTCAGAAAAATATTATCCATTATTCGATTTATTAAATGGTATCTATCCAGAAGTAGATATCGTTCTTATTTCAGGGGGCAGAGATAGCGGGAAAACATTTGCCGTTACTTGTTTTGTGCCATTAGCCGCGGCTGACTACAACCACCGAATTCTATTTACTAGACAAACAATGTCAAGCACAGATCGCTCAATTACTTTAGCGCTAGATAACCGTATGGAATTGCTAGGAGTTGAAGATGAATTTACATTTGCAAATAACGATTATAAAACCAAACACAATAAAGGTTTAATTTCTATCACAGGACAAAAGACAAGCGTTGGAACTCAAACGGCAAAGTTAAAATCATTAGAAGATTATTCAATGTTTATAACAGAAGAAGGTGAAGAATTGACGAATTATGACGAATGGAAAAAAGTTAAACGTTCGGTTCGTGCAACCGATTTACAAGGAATTTCAATGATTGTATTTAACCCACCGACAAAAGCGCACTGGATGTACGAACAATGGTATAAAACTATTCCTGAAGGCTTTAACGGGGTTTTGGGCAAAATAATGTACATTCATACAAACTATTTAGACAACGGTAAAGAAAATATGTCCCCATCAAATTGGGAGGATTACGAAAGTTTACGATTGCTTTATGAATTGTATTTAGCAACACCAAAAGAAAAACGAGCCGATTTAAGCAAGAAAATAATCAAAGGATATAAAGAGTACAAGAATATTGTTTTAGGAGCGTTCAGAGACACAGCAGAAGGAGTGGTGTTTGATTATGAGATAGGCGATTTTATTTCAACGGAGTACGAAGATACCTTTGGGATGGACGTTGGATATAACGACAGCACGGCAGTTGTTAAGGTGTCAGTTGACAAAAAGCAAAAGAAAATCTACTTGCAAGAGGTTTTTTATAAATCAAATCAAATCCCTGATACCATTGTAGATGCGATTAAACTAATTGTAGGACATAGTCGTATATGGTGTGACAGTCAGGCGAAAATGTTTATCAAAGATTTGTCAAATAGAGGCTTAAATATTAAACCGTGCGAAAAGCCAAAAATTAGAGATTCTATTATGTCGATTTTAAATTATGATTTAATTGTAACTTCGTGTTCTAAAAATCTTATCTTTGAACTAAATAATTATAAATGGTCGGATAATAAAAAAGACGAACCGATTGACCAGTTTAATCACGCAATAGATGCTTTTAGATACGCAGCCATTATAAAAATATCACGCAAAACACCAATGCCATTATGACAACACAGAAATTACATCTACGTAGATTATTTCCGTATTTGAAAACCGAATATAGAAAATTGGACAAAAAAGAATTAAGAAAAAAAGAAACTTTAAAAGAATTATTTGGAGATGCAGAAAAAAACTTGGAAAAGCTTAAAGTTATTTTTGATTATCAAAATCTTTTATAAGATTGACGTAACATTTAAAAATGTGGGCAGGTTTATTGACTTAGAAACGTTTATAAAAGATGAAGATGATAAAGCATTCATAAAGGCGACCGTAACGCCTCGCCTTTGGTTTTTGACGATTCCAGAGTACGTTCAGCGTTACGCAGTTGCTTTGTACATTCAAGAAGCCGATGAAGTTAAAGCTAATTTTCCTTGGATTTACAACCCGCCACAGTTCGCCAACACAAGCGAAATAAGTCAAGGAAGTATGGAAAGAGAAAACTTTTCTTTAACATACGGAGGTTACACCGAAATGGTATATCTTTGTGCTATCTTTGAGGCAGTTAGTCCGCAATTGATCTTTACATATGATACAAAGTACTTTTTATTTTGGAGCGAATATTTACTTAGAAAAAGAACGGTGGAAAATTTAAAATAATATAATTATGCAAATAATAGATTTTATAATTGGATTAACAATAGGAATAACTATAATTGGTTTAGCTAAAATATATAGAAACAGGTAAAACTTATGAATGAAATATTTTTTTTAACTAATTTTTTAGTTGACAATTTCCAAGAAAACGATTTGGTTAATACTGTTACTTTGGTTGAAACAAAGCACCTTGACAACAACAAAGAGAACATCTATTGTTTAGTCAACATCGATTATTTGGAAAACGAAACTAGAGAGGATGTGATTATAGCAACGTATTTAATTACGGTTGTTCAGCAGCGAGATATACGCCCGCAAAAAACAGACAGTAAATTACAACTAGATACAAATTTAATTGATAACTTAGGAGAAACATCGGCAGTAATTACTAGATTTTTAAATCAAATGCGAAGTAATAACTTTATATACAACATACAATTGTTTTCAAATTCGGTATCAAAAAGGTATGATCAAAATAGTTTAGATGGGCATCAGATTACGATTGAGTTAGCAATGGCAAATTTAGGCTCGGGATGTTAGATGAAGCCGGCATTCGAGCTGTTGCACAAAGCATAATTGACCAATCAAAGTCAACAGCAAGAGTAGATACGGGAGCTTTAAAACGTTCTATATCCTTCACTTATGTAAAGGAGCAGGTTATTTTTAGAATGCTTTATTACGGGCAGTTTGGCAAAAATTCCAAGCTAGAAGCAAACGCAAGGCGGCTAATGCCGTCGGGGGTCAAGTGGAAAATTATCTATACCGAGTTTGGAGGCGGAACTTATGAGGTCGGAGTAACTCAAACAGGCAGAAATTCAACTAGGAAAATAATAGATTCAATAACTAGAAGTAGCACAACAGCGGTTACCTCATTATTAAATAGAATTCGTGGCAAAAAGAAGGACTAGACAACAGATAGATGCCGATAAGATAATAAAGGCACAGTTAAACGAATTAGGCGAAAAAGTTTTCCAGCAAGCTAGAAATAATTCAAGAGTAGATACGGGGCGTTTAAGGGATTCAGTTAATTATATGGTAAAGCCTGATACTGTTTTAACAGTTGCACAAGTTTTCTATGGTAGATTTCAGGACCCAAACGAATTGGAAGTTGCAATAAACGCAAACGTAGATGAAACAATAAATTTAGTAGTCAAAGAAATATTAGATCAAATAACGCAAAATTATGATAGTTAAAAGAATTGAAGTTGTACAATTGCAAACTGTTTTTAATAACAGAAAAGGAATTATCTTTTATACTGATACTATCACAGGGATTTCAAATCAAATTACCGTTACCAATTTATCAGGCGGTACTTTGTCGGCCTCTCAATGGATGCTTTATTTTATAACTAATTCAATTTACTCAAGTGATTTATTTACAGCGATTAATTTAGGAACTTTATTTGCATTTCAGGCAAAACTTGCAAACATAAATATCACAAAGTTTGCTTTATATACTGCATCAAATGTAGAAATTGAGCCTGGTTCAGATTACACCTTTACAATTACAGGGGTTACCGTGCCAGACGTTGCACCCGTGCCGCCAGTTTTACCGTTAAATGTTCGTACAGCAATTGACAACGAAAGCAAAGTTAAATTAATTAACAGCCCTTTATTTATTCGTGAAACCGCATCAATCTCAACAAAATCCGTAACTGTAAATCTTTACATTTGGGATGGTAATCAAAACAAAGTCATTAACCAGCCTACAATTGTTTTAACAAAAGACAAAGTTAGCCAGCTTGATAATTATATTTCACTTGAAATTTCAGACTTAATAAAACCATATATTAAACCGAAGTTCGCGTATAACCGAGCGGCACCTGCTGCAATCACAAACCAAGGCGTATTTATTCAGGCGCAAATAATCTCAATTAATTTTGATGGAAGTCAAACAAGCCGTTACACAAACACTTTCTTTTGCACGCTAGGTTACAGATGGAACTATGAGCAAAATCTAATAGCTGATAACGGCGTAGATAATTACGGTGCATCTGGATTTATTGTGCCAGTCGAAAAATGGTTTAATCCAAAGATCCACAATTATTTTGACCAAACTTTTAATTTCACTCGAACTGTTGCCGAAGCCACAACGGCAAATGTTATAAATTACATTCCGTTAACTCCAACAAAAGTAAGATGTACTCTTGATCCGTGCTTACTTGTGTTTATTGATAAGCGTGGCTTATGGGAGACATTCACACCGCACGGAAAGAATACGGCAAGCGTAAAAGTAAATCGCACTATTAGTAATATTTCACATCGTGATCCTTCGCAAGTTGATAACACATTCATTCATTCGAAGCAAATAACTTCTATTGATGCCGAGCAATCGTATGTTATTAATACGGGTTCTCTAGACGAAAATATGACTTCGATAATAGAGGAATTAATTTATAGTCCAATAGTTTATTTGATTAATTTTAAAGGAGATTTGGAATTGGTCACAACTGTAGGAATCACAATTGATAATGCGGTTGTAAGCATAGACAACACTAATATTTCAATAGACAGCCAAAGCATTACAGCTGAATCGATAGGATTCTTTAAAACTCACCAGCAAATACCAGTTGTAATAACCGATGAAGATTTTACGCGCAAAACAAGGCTAAATGATAGGATAGCGATTGATTATAATCTAAAGCTAGATGAGACCAACAATAAAATAAACAATATACGATGAAAGGAAAATATTTAATAACAGCGGATAATTGGTTTTATACTCCCGATGGAAGGCAGTACAAAGCAGTTTGGGGCGAAGTAGAAATATTATCAGATGAATTTTTAGGAATCAAAACAAATGTTCGTTCATCTAATTGGTTTGCAAAAGTGGGAACAGAAGAAAATCATGTTATAATTGCAGGATGTCAAATACATTATGCTTGTAAATGCGAAAAACAACCACAAATAAATTATTTAGAAATAAATATTACTGATGGAATTACCAAAACAGAAGAAAGGCCTTACGCAATTTATATAGCAATATGATAACAGAAGTATTTGTGTCACTAGACGGCTTAAATTATAACAAACTTGACCTAATTAAGGATGAATCAATCCCGATGCGGTACACTTTTGTCGATACTAAAGATATTAGCAAAGTCTTTTCGCCTTATTCTTTGAACTTTACCTTTGATGCAACGCCTAATAATCTTAATTCATTGGGGTATTTTGGTAATACAGAGGTAATTAAAACCTCAGACTTGCGAAAAGTACGTGCCAAAGTCTATGTCAACAGCATTTTAAACCAAACAGGACTGTTAAAATTAGAAAAAATTGTCTATAAAATGGGTAAACCATCTGTTATAACCGCAAGTTTTGCCACTAATTTGACAAACTTAAAGGATAATATAGGTGATGATACTATTGATATGTTAGGTAGCTTAGTTGTTACGTGGAACCCAGCAGCAGTAAAATCATTATTACAAGGTATTGTTTCCACAAACATTGAAGGAATCCCAATAAAGTACTTAGTTCCGTTGGCATCAACCAATCGCGTGATACAATATAATGTAGACGAAACAGGACTAGATAATGTATTTTTTAACCCTGCAAATGTACCTACGTCAAACAAAGTTTTAAAAGCAAATGAATTAAGACCAGCCATTTCATTTAGCACAATAGTAGAATTAATTAAATTGAAATACGGTTTGCAGATTGTTGCGCCTCTTGAAAACCGAACTGAATATAAAGATGCTTACATCTGGTGTATGGGAAAAACTTTTGGAAGCAAGTTGCAAAGTGTTTTCAAAATTACAGATTTGCAAGTATCAACTGCATTTTCTTTTAATAATTTCATTAGGTTTTTTCCAGCAACAAACTCAATTAGAATAAATTACGAACCTAGTGAAAGTTTTAGAGATACTTTGCAAACCGTGCGACTTGAGGGTATAAACTATCTTTCAGGAAGCTCGAGCGATGCGACAATACGCATTTTTAAACTTGGAGAAAGTTTTTCAATTATTACAGAAACTTTTACTTTAACTGAAATTAATCACGATTTATCGGTAAGCATTTCATCCGTTTTTTTTGAAAATTTTAATAATTCAGATATTGAGTACACAATTCAAATAGAATTTTCACAGCCGATTAGTTGGCAAATTGCAAAATTGAATACAAGAATAAGATTTAGAGCGGTTACAAATCAAGGCACATTGATTTTGCCATTAACATTAGAAAGGAGTTACAATAATTTTATGCAGATGGGTGGATCAAAAATTGACCTGATCAAATCTTTGCCCGAAGTAAAAGTGATTGACTTTTTAACCTCGTTTTTAAAAGCATTTAACATTGCAATTTTAGACATAAACCCAGACGATGATAGTTTGTTTTTTTATACGCCGCAAGATATTTTAGAAAACAAAAAAGAAGTTACCTACGTAGCCGATATTTCAGATGTAGAAAAAACAACGCAAGACGATTCCAACTATTATATTTTTAAACACGCTGACAGCAACTTTAAGTCAAATGTAGATTATAAAATTGGAGCGGGCCAGAATTACGGACAAGCATCATTTCCAGAAATAAAACCACCTAACGCAAAAGAATTTAAAATTGAAACTAATTTTACAATTATTCCACCCGTAAGTATTGCAGGCACAAACGTTACAACTATTTACGGATTCGAAGGTGGACAACCCGAAATATTAGATAGTGGCGAAGCGAGGTACACGCCAAACTTTGGCGAATTGGTTTTATTTTACTCGCACGGCAACAAGCCGCTAAACGCTTTATTTGGCGTTCAAAGTTTATTGCAAAGTGGCGTTCTGCAAACTCAAAGCATTTCATCTTACATTGAAGTTTTGCCCTACACAGCCGACAACAAAAGTTTTGCATGGTCGGTTTTAGTTAACAATAACGTGGCGTATCGAGACAATTTATTTAGTAGGTATTATATTGACATTATAAAAAGATACATTGACCAGAATGTTATGAAACAAGATTTTACTATAAATCTAAATGCAAACGAGGTGCGGGATTTTAGGCTTGAAAATGATGTTATAATATGCGAAAATAAGTTTACGATAGTAGATGGAACGATAGATATTACAACAGGCAAAACTAAATTAACTCTATTGAATTATTAAAATGGAAGACAAAGAACAAAAAATAAAGATACAGTTTGACACCAACGCAAACAAAACCGCCGAGGAAGTTCGCAAGTTAGAATCGGCAACTATTAAAGTTGAAGAAGCCGAAATTAAATTAAAAAAGGCTAACGAAGCTTTAGCAAATTCAACGGGCAAATCAGTTGAAGAAATTAGGAATTTAGAGATAGCACAAAAAAAGGCGGCTATTGCAACGGCAGATGCAAAATCCAGCGTTGAAAAGTTAAGCAACACGCAACAAAAGGCAGAAAAATCTACTAAAAGTTTAGGCGAAAACATAAAAGGACTAGACAATCCGATAACTGGCGCAATTTCTGGATTTAAAGCCTTGCTCGTTCAAATGTTTGCTATTGTCGCAAATCCAATAGGAGCGGTTTTAGCGCTTATAGTGGGGGCGGTTGCATTATTGGGCAAAGCATTCTTTAGTACTGAAGCCAACGGAGATAAATTCGGAAAAGTATTAGCGGTTATTAGCGGATTGTTTAGCGGACTATTAAAAGTACTTGAACCCGTTGCTACATTTTTAGTAGATAAGATCATTAAAAGTTTTGAAACAGCAGGCAATGTAATTTTAGCAACATCAGTGCTTTTACAAAAAGGATTGCGAGCCTTAGGCTTAGACGCTGCTGCGAACGGACTGAAAGTTTTAACCGATGCAGTAGATAGCAATGTAAAGGCAAGCGTAAAACTTGCAGACGCAGAAGCTAAGTTAGTAGATGCAAGGCGTATTTCAGCACAAACACAATTAGACTTCCAAAACAAAGCCGAAAAGATACGGCAAAAAAGAGACAATGACAGTAATTTATCTATAGCAAAAAGAGCCGAATTAAACGAACAACTTGCATCTGTTTTAAAGCAACAATCTTTAGAAGAATTACGTTTAGCAAATTTAGCTAAAACGGTTTCAGATTTAAGAATTGCTCAAGAAGGTAAAAGTAGCGCGAACCTAGATGAAAGGGCAGCGGCTTTATTGCAAATTTCAGATATAAACGAACGTATTTCAGGTCAAGAATCAGAGCAGTTAGCTAATGCAAATAGTTTAAGAAATGAGCAAAAGGCCTTAGACAAAGAAGCAGCTGCAGCAAAAGCCGCGTCCGATAAAGTAATTGAGGACGCACGACTTGCATTACTTAAAGAAGGCATTGATAAAGAAAATGCTTTACGTTTAGCGAACGAGGACTTAAACGATAAAACCGAAGAGCAAAAACTGGAAAGGCTAAAAGAACGAGCAAATCAAGAGATTGAAATCCTAAAACAAAAAGGAATTGACATTAAAAGTATCACTATTTTAAATGCTGAAAAGTTTGCTATTTTGGAGCGGGATTTAGCACAAAAAAGAATTGACGAAAACAAAGTTATATTTGACAAAGAATCAGAGGAAAAAGTTGCGGCTGCCAAAGATTTAGCAGAAAAAGAAGTTGAAATTGAACGCGCTAAACTTCAACAAAAGAGAGAAATACAAGAGCAAGGACTAAATTTAGCCGGTAAAGCAGTCGCGTTTTTATCTCAGGTATTTGGCAAAAGCAAAAAAGTACAAAAAGCTGCAATGATTGCAGAGGGCGCTGTTGCTATTGGAAAACAAGTAGCGGCAACAAACACCTCGATAGTCGGCGCATTAGCTACACCACAAGCAATTGCAACTGGCGGAGTAAGTGCTATTCCTGTAATTGCTTTAAATGCAGCACAAGGAGCAATTGGAGTAGCAAGCACAATTGCATCTACAAAAACTGCTTTAAAATCATTAGGCGGTGGTTCAGTTGAAGGCGGTGGCGGTACAAGTGGCGGAGCAAGAGGGGCAGGTGCAGCGGGCGCAACTCCACAAGTAGCATTTCAAGCAAGTAGCGAAAATCAAATAGGTAACGCAGTGGCAAGTAATATTAATTCACAACCGCCGATCCAAGCTTTTGTAGTCAGTAAAGACGTAAGTGATGCGCAACAATTGGATAACAATAAAATTAATTCAAACTCAATCTAATATGCCTAGAAACAAACAAATAAGCGCGTACCCTAGAATGTGGATTTATTTAAAGCTACAAAAAACCGTAAAAGAAAGGGGTTGCTCGATTTCTGAAATAGTTTGTGAGGCGTTATTTCAATATTTTAATAAAAAGTAGTATATTTGATAAAACAAAATAATTATGGAACTAGAATTTAGAATTTTACAAAATGCAAAAGACTTATTTATAATTCAAAAAAAAATAACCCGTGTTCACTTTGAGGGGTTTTGGTTTTGGAAAAAAGAATACGAAACGCAACATTGGTGCAGGGTTGATTGTTTTGGAAATAAAGCAGAATTGAGTATTTATTTTAACAATTTAGAAAATCTTATTGATTATAAAACACTAGAAGATGCCCAAAAATGGATTCACAACTATCATAAATACCCAATAATTCACGAGGTTAAATAATCACTAAAAGAAAGGAGACCCGAACCGCTACATAATTTGTAGCGGTTTTTTTGTGTTAAAGTCTTATTGAATAGTACCTAATAAGGTTATTTGTTTTATATTTGTTTAAACTTAAAAATTATGGAAATTATGGAAAAAATATGTTACCAATATTACAATCACAGCCCTAGAATGCACGTTAATATAACTCAAGAGGTTAGCACAGTGCCTATTGTAGGCGATATTATAACTGTTTGCGAAGATGAGTTTTATAGCTTAAATAAAAAAATTGCAGATAAAAATAATTTTATTAAATTTAAAGTTGTAAGTCGTGAAACAAGGGCGGTTTATAGAAAAACATTTTACAGTAATTGGACTATTAACCTAGAACTTATAGATATTAATATTTTAAATAATAAATAGCCCCAAACAACCAACTAATTTAACCCACTCATAACGAGTGGGTTTTTTTGTACCGTACATTTTCATGTTTTTAAATTATTAACACAATCTTTGTTCTATGAAAGTTTACAAAGCAAAATTAAAGGCGGGTACTGATGTTAATTGTTTTTCAATTGTACTTGGGGCAGCGGTTGAAACTAAACTTTCAAAGTTTGCTAATGAGGTCGAAAAACCCGTGTTCTTTGCAAACCAAGAAAAGCGAATTATTTATTCAGTTGCAATGCGGCCAAATAAAGAAATCTTTCGCAAAGACATAAACGGCGAACCAGCTTATATAACT